TCCGGCATGCGGTAGAGCGGCTGCCCGGAGGCGTCCAGGAGGCCGGTCTTGACAGGGCCGCGCTCCTGCTCGGTGACAAGCGCTTCGTGCATGTGCACCTCGTCGTCGAGGTCATAGGCCCAGACTGATCGCGTAACGTAACGGCTCACGCGTTCCCCGCCAGCCGGATCACCTTGGCCGAAGCCATGAAGGCGCGGGTTTTCTTGTTCTGCTCAATCCGCAAATCACCCAACACAACGCCGTTGACCAATTCGGTCTTGCGCATGGCGTTCACGGCCTTGTCGATGAAGGCTGAGTAGATGAGCCCAGGTTGGCCGACGTAGAAAAACTCCGAGCCAACACGGGGCTTGCTGAAGTCAGCGATGAACTTCTCGGTCATGCGACAGCTATCATCTTGAAGTAGGCGCGGACCCTGTGTGCGAAATAGCCATCATTCGTCGGCATAATTCCGTGGTCGATAAGACTTTGGACAAAGTGATCTTGAGACAGCGCAATTCTCACCGCCAAATCGATCATCTTCTCTCGTGTCATGCCGTCCCCATGGTCGGTGCCGCCTTGATCCTCGCCACGTCCAGAGGATTGAGGACGATGGTGTCGTATTCGATGTGAGACACGTCCACGTCCGTCCGGCCGGTGTAGATCACGCGGTTATCCAGGATCAGGATTTGCCAGCCAACCGGCATTCGAATGGAGGATTCGACCGTGATCGAAATCATGCCGCCTGCCCCATGCCCGCAATCCCCGCATCCCGAAGGGCCCCGCCAGCTTCGCCGATGGTCTTGGCGACGTTCGCTCCACGCTCCATGCCGGTGAGGAGTTGTTCCTGGGCCATCTGGGCGTTCTTCTGGTCCTCGGCGGCCTGTAGCTGCTCCTGAGTCCGGAGCCAGCGTTGCGGGGTGCCGTTGCTCTGAAGAACGTCTCGGAGTGCCGTAGCGCCGTCGAGGATTCCTCCAGCAGAGGGGTCGAGAGCCACGGCTTCGGCGATAATTGCCCTAGCCTCGGCGAAGGTCTGCACCTTCTGTTTCTCGATCGCTTCCGTAAGAGGCGAGACGAACCGGAATTGAATCTCCTGCCCACGCAACGATTGCGGCATGTCCAGAGGGGAGCCAAAGGCTCCGGAGCGCATGAGAACGTCGAACGTCAGTTCGCAGATCGCGCCGTTGTATTCGATCTCCATCGGCTCGAACAACGGTAGAGCCCGACGAATGTATTCCTGCACCCGCTGACCAGCCTCGAAGGCTGTCATCTCCTTGGATTCGGTCGGAGCCGGGAGTGACAATTCATTGAGGAAGAATGCCCGCGTGAGCATTTCCTTCACGTCGTCGCGCATCTTGTCGCCGAACGGCAACCCACGGGAATCGGTGGTGATGGGACGGAGGACTTCGCCCAACCGCTCGTCGTACTCCGCATCCGCCCACGTGATTCCCCCGGAATAGGCGTTCACGTCGGAACGAATCGCATCCTTCACCGCAACCATGGGAGGATTGGCGACCTTCTCCCCCGCTTCCAAGAGGGTCAGCGTCATCGCCTGGATCAGCCGGGCATCAGGAAGAGCAATGATGGTTGCTGGGGAGTGGGCGTACTGAGAGCCGGAAACCGTCTGCCAGCGGGGGATGGCATATTTCTGATTGTAGATCCCGGTCTCCTCGATGACGGTCTTGCTCTCCACGTCAATGAAGATATCGACGTAGGGCGTGCGCCATTTCTTCCCCGAGGGGGCTTCGTAATCGTCGGCCCGAACGACGATGTTACGCACCTCGACTTCCCGATACGGGTCGTTCTCAGCCGCGTCCTTGATGGTTTGGGAAAATGTCGCCTTGGGGAAAATCTTCAGGAGGTCTTTCGCCGTGGGCTTCCACTTGCGATGAATCTCTTTGATCTTCCCTTCTGCGTCTTCGCACCACGCAACATCCCGAAGGTGCCAGCAGCGGTACAGCAGGTCATCCCGGCGGGAATTGAGTTCCACCGACAGGACGCATTGCCCGAACGCTGCGAAGTCGTGATCCCCCTCCCGAGTGGCCCGGATGAAATTGGTCGGGCGGGCGTACATGGCCCGCCGTTGAACCGTGCCCGCCATCTCCAACCACGCCCGTCCCGCGTCGTCCAATCGATCTTCGCGGGCGATCGAGGTCTTGGCCCATACCCTGTCCCGTGGGCGGAGCATGGAGGAGAACGAGTTTCCAAGATCACGGCGGCACAGAAGCGGAAAGGAGCTGGTCAGGTGGTCGGCGAACTCCTCACCCAAAGATCGAGTGTAGGTGAAGTCCGCGCGCTCCACGTAGAAGTTGAGGGCAATCTCCTGCCACAGCGACAGGAGCGGCGAGCGCTTGTCGAACAGCTTATCGCCGTCCTTGATCAGGTCGGAGGCACGGGAGTCGGACATGGGCTAGCCCCCGAGTGTGTCGTTCGCCCCGCCCAACGTGTCCTGCTGGGACAGGATGGTGGATTGACGCCCAGAGCGGGCCATCTGTGCAGCGAGGGATCTCTTCTTGGCCGCTTGAACGGCGGCATCGTCCGGCATCGCGGCCGGCGGCGGAGGAGCCGGAGGGGCGGCAGGCTTGCCGCCGCCAGACAGGAGTGTGCTCCCAAGCGCTCCCGCAGCAACCATGGTTCCAGCAAAGCCCATCTCAAACCTCCATCGTCTTCACGTAGACGCGCTCGAACGGCCGAAAGCCGAGATGCGCAAAGAATGCTTCGTGGTCGTTGGCAACCTTGGTCTTGACCGTGGCGATCTTCACGCCATGGGCCTTCATGATCTTCTCTGCCTCAAGGAAGAGACGGACGGCCAACTTTGGGACGCCGCGATATTCGGGAGCGAGCCAGTAGATGTCCTCGGTGCCGCAGGTCACGTCGTAGTGAAGGTTTCGCCCGATGAAGAAGGTGAAGTAGCCGACGATCTCGTTGTCCTTGCGTGCCGTGAGAACCTTCAAACGCCCCGTAGATTCCAGGGCCTTGTAGGTGCTCAGGTCGGGATCGATCGGACCCGTGACGGACTTGTTCTCGGCGATCTCGTCGTAGTGACGGATCAGGGCCGGTTGGGCGTCCCGGTAGGCTTGTTCGAAGGGCTCGGTCTGGAACGTGATCATCGCACCACGTCCACAATCAGATGAATACGGTCTGGCCCGTTGTTCACGACGCTGTGCAGGGCGTGCTTGTCGAACCACCAAACTTCTCCTGCGGGGAGATGAATCGTTTCTTCCCCAGAGGTCATCAGGCAGTCTGGGTTGGTGATGACGGGAAGGTGATAACGCTCTGTAGCCTCGGCGTAGGTGCCCTGGTCGATGTGGGGGAGAACCTTCCCTCCTGCCTTCAGCTTGACCAGCATCACCCGTTTGACCGTAGCGACGGTCATCAACGAGATGGCCTTGCAGGCATCCGCAAAGGCGTAATCCCGCATCAATGGGAGATTGGAGACTTCGAGCGAGTTGAAGATGCCATCCACGGAAATCTCGGACGGCATCCGGAGATAAATCGACTCACTGTCCTGGTGGGGTGAGCCGGGAAAGTCCTGCCGCCAGGTGTCCTCGGCAAACTGTCCTGAGTAGCGAATAGCTGCGTTGACCAGAGGGGCCGGATCGACGGTTCCGATGTAGCGGAAGTGCATCATCTGCGCCTCCGCGCCGACGCATGACCCATGTTGGCGGTGGTCTGAAGCGGGCGAGAGCCTGAGCTTCCGCCCATCTCGCCCTGCCAGTTCTGGAAGTCGGTCGCCATCTTGGCTCCGGCACTCCAGGACATGACAACGGCATCGCCCTTATCCGGAGACCGGCCCAGCCTCTTCACAAGCTGGTCCTTGGGCTCGATCTTGATTCCCTGGGGTGTCACGGAGAATGTCGGGGCGCAAAGGTCGGCAACCAACGCCGGGTCATCAGGAAGCGCGATGTGCGAACCACCCTCTTGATCGGGGTCCAACGCTTCCCGGAACTTCCACCACACCTCAGCCCGCTTGTTGAAGAACCCAAGCTGCCGATCCTTGGTCCGGGCTGTAGAGCCCTGCGAGCCCTTATGCCCCTTCACGGGAATGGTGTTGTTCAGAAGGTGCTCGTACACACCCCCTCCGTAACCTCCACCAAGGTCCACGATGACCATGGCGTTGCCTCTCCTGTGCTTGACGATCAAGCCTGAGACATCGGAGGCCAGTGGAGTCTTTGAACCGGGAACGGAGATGAGCGGCGCAAACCACGAATCATGCCTGGGGGCGAGAACCGTTTCGTCCTCACCGCCCTGGGCCACGTCTACGCCGATGGCGCACATCGGAATGCCTTGGGGTGGATTCTCAGTCCACCGCGATTGCGCAGCCTTGACCCATGAGGTTGGAATCGCCTGCCACTCGCCGTCCTTCAAAGCTGCGGAGAACTTCCCATCCCGGTAGGCGTCCCTGAGTTCCTTGGGAAGCGCATCCAGAACACGCTCGTATTCACCATCTCGGGCTAGATCAGGATTGTCACTGAGGCGCGCCGGGATGAACGTCCTAGAGCGGGCGCGGACCATCCGGTCGCCGATAGGGTGAGGCCCGGGGCCGTCCACCTCGATTTCTTTCCCGTCATCAAGAGAGAGATACCAGCGCAGTTCCCCGGGTTTCGCAGGCTTGGGGTGGGTCGGATCGAGCCACGGCGCCCAGCGCTTAATGACCCACAAACCCGAAGCGCTTGTGGGAGGATTGCCCGTCGCCACGACGCGGCACCGCTGACCGTCCGTGGTCGTGCGGTTCCAGATCGTAATGAACACGTATTGCGATTCGAGGAAGTCCGTCACCTCGTCAAAGACGATCAGGTCGTGCGGATCGCCCTTGTAGCGCTGCTTGTCGGCCTCTAGCTCGCAGCCGCCGAACTCGATGGCTCGCTTACCATCTCGGTAGATCAAGTCCGAGCCGTTCCAGCCCTCACGGCTCCCGCCCAGGACGTTGCCAAGCAACTCCGCTTCGGCAAGCTTCTTGGCGTCCTTGTTGATGCGCCTGAGAATCAGGGAGCGTTCGTGCGCCGTAACCGCAAGGCCCACGGCTAGAGCCGATTTTCCGCCGCCAGCCTGTCCGCCATAGAACAGCTCATCCGCTTCGCAGAAATACGCCTCGGTCTGTGGTCCGGGATTTGGCACCCAAACCATATCTGCGGTAGCCGCATGGGCATCCCTGGCAACCGCCTCCCGCTCCTTCGGCGGAAGGGATTGGAACCGAGTCAGGATCTGGTCGAGGAGTTGGGTTTCGCTCACCCCTCACCTCCACGCGCAATCACCCCGGGGCACGAAGCCCCAGGGCAACCGCGCACGATGAGGAGGGGA